CTTCTATAGCTGTTGATTCTGTAAGAAATTCTGGAACGTGGGCAATTCGAAGCTTATATTTTTTTGACAATCTTTGAACAGTACCAGGTAAAATAGTAGAACGAATAACTACTATTGGATTATCAGCATTTTCAGATATCCAATTTAACCACTCCTCAATCGCAGACAAATCTTGCTTGTTGTTATCAATATTTGGAGTAGGTAAGCATAAAATGAAATATTTTTTTTCTTTTAGATAGTGTTCAAGGGTTCCTTTTTTATCTTTATCTACCCAATCATTTATTTCTAAAGCATGAGCAGTAGCCTTACCCACTACCCCATAGCCAATTATTACTGAAGGAATACTCCTGTGATACATAGCCATTAATTTTCTTGCTCCGCATAAAGCAAGGGTTCTAACTCATTTTTAAATACCCAAATAGGATTCCTTTGTTTTCTTAGCCTCTTTTGTTGTGCCAATACCATATTATTTTCCAACTCATATTTAATCCTCATAGCAACATCGTGAAAATAAGCTCTTTCATCACCAAATGTAGTATTTGTTTCCCCATCCAAACCATCAAACCCAATATTGGCAGAAAATTGTTTATATATGGCGTGCTTCCCATATATATCCCTAAATGGAGCAAAATCATGATTCAAGACTAATAAATTTCCGCTTAAACCAGCTTCCTGAGCTATTAAAGAATAAGTTTCGCTCCTAGACGGCATGATAAATACATTCGATAATTCAAACAAGTCATGTATTACTTTATTAGGAACGCTTGTCTTCCAATGTTCATCAAATTCAGAAACAAAGGTAAGGTCATTCTCATTTAATCCCCAATCAATAGCAATCTTTTTCAGTTCTTCCCGATAAACAACTTTATCTCCTCCGGTTGAATGAAAATCACAAATAACTACTCTGACCGAAGATTTTAACTTTTTTAACTGAGCCATAATTTTAATCACTACTTCTACTTGCTTGCCTCTATCTAATCTAATAGGATAAACTGCAATAGCATCAGCTTGAAGCATATTTTTTTCTATAACCAACTTGGTAACTAATTCATCCCATTTGCAATAACTCGGCATATTAGTAGAATGATGAACTACTTTTACTCGGTCTTCTTCATAGCCAAAGTTTCTAGCTACTCTTGGAATAGAATAAGCATTAGGAAATACTACAAAACTATTGGGAAACTTACGGGAAATAATATCAAAATATGAATCATTTTGTTTTAGCTCATTTCCTAATGTTTGCGGCGAAGTAGCAGAGTGAATCCAATGAAGCCATCTAATCTTTGTATACACCTTTTCTGTAATTTGCCTAGCTGCAAAATTCAATTTTAAACTTTCCGGCTGATAAATTAAATCATGTGTAATAACTACATCTACGCCCTTTAAGCTTTCTACTAAAGAATCTTTGAGTTTCTCCACATCAGCTTTAAAACTTTCATCAACTGCTTCGGAAATAAAATTACTACAAGGAACATTGGGAATATATTTAAGGTCAACTTGAGGAAAAGCAAATGTTTGTTCAGGACGAAAACCTTCTCTAACAATAACAACGGGATTGTAACCGCTAGATACCAACATCCTAATCTGATTTTGTACAACTCCTATCAATGAATATGCTTCGTCTACTCCGGTGAAAGTTGTTAAAATTGCTACTTTTTTCATTTTTTTATTCCTTTCTTAATTACTTTTTTTAGATTTAGGTTCCAAAAATTGAGTTCTTTGAGTAGGTACAATAGGTTGTCTAGTTCCCTGTGGTTTAGAATTTTTAACCGGCTTACCATAATTAGGAACATTTTTAATTTGTCCTGGGTCTGTATATTTATCTCTAGCCATACTTATTCACCTCCTTATATAATAATATATAATTATTACCATTTCAAGTCCTAATAAAACCAATCGTTGTATTACCAGATAATGTAACTGCAGTAATGGGTTTATTTAACCATATTGTTGGTGTCTTTTCTCCTGGATTAATTTTAAAACCACCCATTCCTATAGTACTTATATAGCAATCTACGTTCCCCTGATTTTTTAACAGAATTCTCATCCCATGGCAATCATCTTCAAATAGCTTTACTGCTGTTGTAGAAATAGGCATTTCAGATATACACAATTCTACCAAAGATTCTTTAACAAATTCAGCCAGATGATGTTTAAAATCCTGCAAAAAATCAAAATAAATCTTCCGCAAGTCAGAGCGATTTTTTATATCAATTTTCGTATTGTCTTTTGACAAATCTTCATAAAGACCATTAGTCATTTTAACTCCCGCTCCATACAATTTGTTCAATCATTGTCGGTAAAGTTGGAATAAGAAAACACCTGCAGCGAACGTGCTGGGGTGGGGCAACTACTCCCATTGGAAACTCTTCTCCAATGCTAATTTCTCCAGCAGCTTCGTTAGCCATACAAATCTCACAAACTCTTTCATCCTCCGCAGTAATCCACCGATATTTTTCTATCCCATTCCTTCTAAATGTTTCTACTTCTACCAAACCCATAGCATAAGCCAACTCTGTTTCTGAAATTAAATCCGCTCTTTCCTCAGCTATTTGTTTTGCTTCACTTCGTAGGTATTTAGTAATTTCTGCAGTTGATAATCCCTGTTCCAATCCATCTTGAATTGTTCTAGCAACCCATTCCGTACCAGTTTTATCTACTGTTTTTAATAAAAAATCAACTCTATTATTTAATTTATTTCTAATCTCCAAATTGGTTAATTCAAATTTACGGGAAGGGGGAATCATTTTATCCAAACCTGATTGGCCGCCTTGCGTACCAGCCCAAACTAAAAAAAGAAAAATCTCTTCTCTTCCACCATCAAGGGACTCATGAAATGCTGACCATAAAGCAACCACTCCCAAAAGAACACTGCTATCAATGGATTTTTTCTTAGAAGAAACAATTTGGCTTAACTTATCAAATTCAGCAATATGTAATATCTGTTTTTCTATTGCTTTTCTAGTCTTTTCTTTAAACTTCTTAGTTTCATCAGTACCCAAAGCCTCATACAAGGCAATATTCGTTCCTGTAACATAAAAGTATTTTTGTAGTGACCTCTTAACTAGTATTAGTTGCGACGGGGACAGGGTGTGCAACTTGTCTAGCGTTAACGGCTCTATTGATGTTTTCATATAAATCAATTAATGGAGGAATAAAACCATGCTGAGTGCTGATGAATGGAGAAAATACATTTTCTATATCTTCTTTACTCGTTGCCTTTTTTAAACCATTCCTAATTAAATCCCTAGTTCTTAAATCAATAATGTCAGTTTTAAAATCCCTAAATTCACTTTCATTTTTTACATCATTCATTAATACTTTTCTCCATCTTCTTAATTCTCTAACAACCTCGCTGTTGTCAAATTTCTGCTTTGTATTAGCAGATGGTACGTTTGGTGTAGCAACAGCCTCGCCAGCACTTTGCGATGCTTGAGCAGCCTCTCCAGGAGGTTTATACGGTAAAATAGGCATTTGACCGGCATCGCTTTGTGCAGCCAAGTCTTTTACAAATATCGGACCAATCGGAGTCATAATGAATGGGTCTTTAGCTCCTATTGGTTTAAGGTTTTCACCAATTCTCCATTCATCAATAGCCAAAAGACCGCCATGAACCAGGCTTCTAACTACTTCTGCTTCTTCTGCCATATTGGTAGGATTAATATTAGTCCAAGTAAAATTAAGTTCTTCATGTCCAAAATCATCTTGAACAATCACATCCATAAGTTCCTTAATCCACAAAGCAGTTGGGAACAACCCTCTTTCTTTACCAACTTCATAAGAAGTTTGGGAAGTAGAACGATTTGTCTCAAAATTAAATCCTATCGCATTTGGCTGAACTCCAAAAACTGAACAGTTTCCTGTCCAAATAGGCCGACCATTTCTTCTGACATATAAAGTACCATTAGGCACAGTACAATCATAAACAATACCTGTATATGATTTTTTCCTGCCATTAACTTTTATGTGTAAAGAACTTCTTTTAGATAAAGTATAACCTTGTTGTATTTTTCCCTTTTTTCCTCTGATACAATAACTTTTTTCTGGTCTTTTATAAACTGAACCGCTAAAATTTATTTTCTGTAATAATTCTTGAAAATTTCCCAAAAGATTATAGTTAACGCTAGTAGCAGTCTCTCTATCTTTTGTTAGTTGATATTTACCAGTTTTTACTTTATAACCATCGCCTAAAACATACCATTCCCATATAATTTTTAATTGCTCTGTAGGCAAATTAAGAATCTCTTTAGGAACTTTTTTAGTATAAACATTTCCTAATTTGAACAAATAATTCCATAAAGAAATATTTTGGATAATATAACAATCTTTATCTTTTCTCCATTTAAATGGTAATTTATCTAATAGCTGTTCAATCAAAATACTAGTTGCTTTTTTCTTTTGAGCAATTCCAACAATATAAGGAGTAGATTTTCTCGTACCATTCTTAGTTTTACTTACAGTTCCTGGTAAAGAACCCCCTTTATTTCCTCTAGCATAACCATCAGCTAGCCAAATACCCAAAAAAGCACACCAATCATTAATTGGTATTTTTACTTCTGGAACTTTAACTACTTCTTTTTTACCATTAGATAAACCATGTACATAATTAGTCTTTGGCAGAACGAAAAATTTTTGATAAGTTCCTTCCCAATTAGAAGTTAATGGAACTAAATGTCCATCCTTATTAACTAAATCAATAGCTTTTTCAATTTTATAATCAGAAAGTCCTCTTTCTTTACCATGATTATATGTTGTTAACATCCGATGGTCTGGAGTAACCAGTAAATCTACCATTTTACTTTTAAATTCAACCATTTCTCCATCATATAAATACGATTGGTAATGAGTTGGTTTTTGCCATTTAAAATTACCATCTTTTGAACGAGTAGCAACTTTTTCATTCTTATCCAAATCTTTAAAAAATTCCCATCCATCCTCAGTTAATACCTCTGTTTGTTCATCAAAACAAGTATTTTGCAAAAGCCATTTTTCAAACCTCTCAAAAGTCATATCATCCGGCGTTCGAACTGGCTGGTATTTCATACCAGAAGGTAAAAATTTAAGTTTCCTTTGAAATTGTGGGTTTCCAGAAAGCATTGCATCCCAAGCATCTTGCCATTCTTTCAACTGGTCTCTTGAAGAAGCAATTTCCTGTGGTAGTTCAATAAACCCCTCAGGGACATTTCCATCAGTATTACCACACCACAAAGGAATACCATTTCTCCTAATATAAACAATACCGTTTGGAACTTTAACACTATATACTTTACCAACATATTTTTCTTTATTAGCACAACTTAAACTTCTATGTTTTGCCAATCTTTCAATCACTTTATATATTAATCTAGTTGTTTTAATAAGTTTTTTCTTAATAATATTCCCAGGTTTTTGGTCAACAGAATACATTCTTGAATCGCTTCCAATTTTTTGTAATATTTCCTGGCAGTCATTGGCAAGTCTTTTGCTGGTTGTTGTATAAGTAATATTATTATCTTGTTTATGTCCATCACCTTTAACCATCCATTCCCATAAAATCTTTAGCAATTCTGTTGAATAGTCTTTTATATCACTTGGAATATATTTTTGATAACTTTTTCCCAGTGGTTTTAAAATCTGCCAAAGTCTAACATCAGCACAAAAAAAGGTTCCATTTACTTCTTCTCTTTTAAAGTCAAATGGCAATCTATCTAATAGATTTTTAATATCTTGATATTTTTTACTTTTTTTACTTTGAGAAATATAAATATCATGTCTTGATTGATTATTATCAGCCCTTGTCCATCCCTCGGCTATATAAATTCCTAAAAATGCCACCCAGTCTTTTATTGGAATTTTTATAGAAGGTTTTTTGTAAAAAGTTGTTTTTTCTTCTGTTACAAACTTTTTTTTATTTCTTATTGGCTTTCCTTCTTTATCTCTACCAGCAAAAGCATAGCCACTAAAAACGCCAGTTCTTTCTACAACATAATCAGGCAATTCAAAATACTTAGGAGATTTGCCTTTCCACTTAGATGTTGTTGGAGTTAAGTAATTCTGACTATTTGACTTAGGAGTTTCTAAAAACCAATCTGCTCTCTTAATAATATTTTTACCAGTATCAGCAAATTTTCCAGCTGAACCTCGATAATCAACTAACATTCTATGATTTGGAGTTACTAATAAATCAACTGTTTTACTTTTAAATCTAACCAAACTATCATTATAATCAAAAGAAACTCTTTTCAATGGTTTTTGCCATTCAAACTTTCCTTCTAAATTTCTAGTAGCAACAATATCCCTATCAGTTAAATCATTAAATTTCTTCCATCCATTTTTTGTTAAGATTTCAGTTTCTTCATCATAGCAAAGATAAGCCAAATTGAATGTTTGAAGTTTAAGAGCAGTTGTTATAGTAATAATCAAAGTTTCTATTGGTGACATTCCAAAAGCATCATAAGTTCTTGGAGTCATCATTAAATATATCAACTCATCAGTAGTAAGTTTACAAATTTCCTTAGCACCAATTTTTTGGACATAAGCCTTTGCAGGTGGTTGAGGAGTAGTACCATCTTTTTCCAAAATCAACTCAATCGTTGCTCCATCAATAGGTAAATAGCCAGTAATCTCGCCTCCCCTATTCTTTTTTTTATAAATAGCAACTGCATCAATCACCAACAAATCTTCCAATATTTCCTTTAACCACTTACTATATGAAAATTCTTTTGTCCCTACTGGTCTTTTAAAAAACTTTTTCAGCTTTCTAGCATTCTCAATATTTTTATCATTCTCCAATTCTTCCTGATTCAATTCCACAGGTACTATTTCCCAATCAAGTTGTGTTATTTGGGTTTTTCTATACTCAATACAAGCACGAGCAATAGGATAAAAATTAGCAAAATCTCTTAAAGTATTATAATTTACCCCTAAAGGAAATGGTTTTCTTACTTCTCCATCGGGATAAGGAAGCTGTTTAGGACTAAAGCGAAGAATATCGCTGGATTTCTTTTTTTCCAAATCCGATTTTAATTTTTGTTTTATTGTTTCTTTATTATTATTATTAACCAAAGAAGGTCGCCTTAAATTTTTGACGAAGTTTTTGAAGTTTGGTGTTGGTATAGTTAAATCAATAGACATTAGAATATTTTATCCCCCTTTAATCTTATCCAATGTGCCCAGCCAAGTAAAGAGTCAGGTTTTAACTTATCTTTCTTCTGGTCATCATCTGGACTTTTCAAATAATCTAAAAGAGCTGCTCCTACACCGCCTTTTACCGTTGCCATTCTATTATAATTTGCAGTATGTAAAAAGTGGTCTGGCCCTCTTTCAATCCACCTTGCTACTGTTTGACCAGTTCTTTTACTGACATCAGTAATTCGCTGCGATGACATCATCTGGTCATAAAACTCTGGTATGTACTGTGCATTTCTTGGTAACTCTACCAATTCATTTTGTATACTACTAACAAGATAATCTATTGAGATTGTCCTGTCAATATAGACTTCTAGTCTTAGGTCATCAAATACATAATAATCTTGGATGTCAAACTTCCTTGTCGGATAATAAGCAGCATAAACTTTATTAGGAAATTTCTCTATTAATTCTCTTACTTTCTTTGTTTCTGGCTTTGCATCAATTACTAGTAATTTAATATTATATTTTTTCATTAAATATTCAAGTGAATCTATTGGTCCTAGAAAATTATTAACAGCACAAATATCAATATATCTATTCTTTTTCCCTAAAACTTCACTAACTATCACATGAATTTTTGTACCAACATCAGCTCCTGCAAAACAAAGACCATGTTTTTTAACCGGAATCTCATATTCTCTTCTACAATTATCAAGTTCGCTAAGAAGAACCGACTGTCCTTCTGCCTCGTAAGGTACTCCTAAAACCTGATTATAAAACTGCTGCATTGCAGAAAAACCACCCAATTTAGCCTTTTCGTAATGCTCCACCAAATCAGAAACTTTCCTTCTTGAATTATATATACCGCTTATTTTGTAGCCATGAACTTCTTTGTTTTCTGGATTTTGAGGTACCCACCTACCCATTTTTAACCTATCTATTGGCTTTTTACACTTCTTGCAAACAGTAATCATTCTTTTAGTATCAATATTATGAAAGAAATCTAATTCCTGTTCCAGACCGCAATACTTGCAAGTTAACATCCATGCTCTTTGGTCACTATTAATATAAGCCTCGTTTATATGTCTGCCTGGAAAAGTAGGAGTAGAAGCCTCTCTCCTCCATTTCAAAGTTGAATGAAGCAATCTTTTATCAATATAAGGAACATGCTCTTGGGTAAACCTATCTCTTTCATCAAGAAAAATACAGTCTGCATCCACAGAAATAATCTGCTGTTGATTTTGAGAACCCCGAAGATAGAGAAAAGCACTGCCAATTTGTTTTAATCCAACCTTACCGACTTTCTTTTTACCATCTATACGCAAATCTCTTCTTTCATCAGAACTAAGAACTCCGGTTATCCTAGATAAATAATCAGAAAGATTAAATACTGGTTCTAGCCTTGCTTGAACAAAATCGCCTAATTGAGTTGAAGTCGGAAAAGTATATAAAGAATTTTTCTTTAATCTATCGCAAACCCATACAGCTTCGGAAATTAACCTCTCAGAAATTCCCATCTGAGCAGCCTTCTGATAGATAATGTTAGGATGCTGGTCAGTATAAATATCAATTAAATATTTATGTTCTGTGAAATCAAGAGATTCTCCTCTTGAATTTAACCAAACTGCTTTTACCCAAGTAAAGTAATCATCTAGTTTAGTTTTGTTTAATTTCTGTTGGGCTTTCTGCAACAGGGCTGGGTAAAGAGCGTCCAGCTCTTTCTCGCTTAAGCTCTGCAACAAATTCGAGTAATTCTTCATAAGACATTCCCTCAACTGCTTTATCTAATTTAGTTGTTGGTAAATTAACATTAATTTGTGTTAGTGACTGTTTTCCCCTCTTTCCCATACCATAAATTTCCCTCTCTTCTTTCATCCCGCTTATCAACATTTTTCTAGCATCTTCAACATCTTCTAAATGTAAATCCCTTAATCCCTTTGCTCCCTTTAACTGTAAAAACTTCGCTAGGTTTGCCTGTCTTATCTGTACCGATTTAACATCATCCATGTCTTTTTGAACCATCTTTTCTGTCGAATGTTGTAAAGCCGTTGCCAGTAACTCATCTTTCTCCTTTTTCCATCCAGCCATTCTCTGACCAACATAACCATAATCATCAGGAAAACCCTTAGCTTTTTTATATTCCTTAACCGACTGCCAAGGACCTTTAAAAAACTCAATCTTTAACCTAGCCCAATCATACTTATACTTCGACTGTCCCTTCCTTGATGTCGGTTTCCTTTTTTTTCTGTTTTCGTTCATTATTCTCGCTTTGTCTTCTTTTTTCATAAACCAACTCCATTAATTTTTTAACATCTGGTTTTTTAATGCCAAAATATTTTAAAGAAATAGCATATTCAATCTCATCCTCAAAAATAAAAGTTATCCTCATTTTACCTTCATCTACTCGCTTGTATAAATTAGCCATTTCCTTTGCTTCCTCTGGATTAACAACATTAGCAAGCTTTTCTTCAACTATTCCTCTTTCAGTTTCTAAATCTTCTATCGTCTTATCCATTTCATCATCAACCATTTTAAGCAATGTATTAAAAACCCTTTCTGATTCAGGAAGCAATCTCAAAAGCAAATCTTTATCTTCTTTAAAATCAGAATATAATTCAGAAATCAGCTTTGCCCTTTTTTGAGTATCATCAATACCACGAAGCCTGTTAATCGTAGCTAAGATTACTTTCCCCCTCTTTTTATCTACATCCCAAATCTCACACCATACTTCTTCATGGCTTAATTCTTTTAATATCTGAAGTCTGTTATGGCCATCAAGAAGTACATATCTTTTCCCTATCGCCATAACAATTAAAGAAGGATATTTACCCGCTTGCTTTATGTGTTCCCTTAGTTTGTTGTAATGGTCGGGAGACATCTCGTTTGGATTGAGAGAGCTTGTCTCTAACTTGTTTATCAATATTTTTTTTGATTGCATTTTCTCCCTCCCTTCTTTCTTTTTCTAAATCTGCATACATTTTTTGAAAATAACCATCCCATTGCTTCGCCACTTTTT